GTACGTATTTAATTAAAAAAATACTTTACAACCATATATTAATCAATAAACCGATAGTTACATATGAAAAACCAACTCACAAAACAAGAACAGCGGGTCTTTGAATCCGCTTGCATCGTAGTCGCCAGCGCAGTAGGCGCGGGCATCGTAACCTTAATCGCAATCATTTTTTCTAGGATCTAATTATGAAGCATACGGATTATTTTCGCATCGCAGCCAAGTTCTATCAGAGCAGGGAATTGCCTATCAATTATATTACTATGCCGGACGAGGATTTTTATGACCTCTTAGAGGCAAACGCTTGGGAGCCCTTTGATGGGTGGAAGGGCGAAAACATCGAAGCCGAGATACACGCTCTCCAAGAGACAATGAGAGAGATAGCGAGTGATGCGAAAGCCGAAGCACTCAAAAACATTAACCAGTAACTAATCATTATGCAAACAATAGACGTATACACATACCCGGACGGCAAAGCCGACCAACTCGCGCAAGACGATATCGTCTCACGCTTACAACCTAACGGAAGATTTACTGACACCTATGTCGGGGAACTCATCGAGGGCGACCAGTACTATATGCCAGAGAAGGAGCTCCCGATGGCTACCGATACCGAGATCATCGACTTTATGTTGGATAACGATATTGGCTACTCTCGATCCGGTAGATGGGTAGGTCTGTGGAATCGTCAGGATTCATCCGATATCACGGAACTGACCTTTGACCCAAGCAAGACAGATGTTCGCTCAGTATTTCGGGAACTTATGTCAGAAGTAATCCATAACCAAGAACTATAATGGCTCACTTCTACGATTGTAAAGACGTATCATCTCCCTCTTTCGAAGGGGAGGTGACTACACCCTTCCAAGCTCAGAAAAAGAGTCCAAGCATTTACCCTTCGGTTACTACTGTTTTGGGGATCGTGAAGGACTCCTTCATTGACTCCATATGGAAGCCCAAGATGATAACGGCACTAGCCAGAGAGTATCCAGAAATGGACTGGCAGGACATCGAGAGACTGACCTACGGAACCAGGCCACATCCAGTCGATGGCTCCGATATCAGTTCCTCCGAGTTCGGGACATCTGTGCATAAGATTATCGAGGACATCATTGACGGGGAGTTATCGGGGGAGGGCAGGCAGTATCCTGCTGGGACTGCCTTCGACCCTTGGGCGATGCCATTCATAGAATGGATAGCTGAGAATGATGTGAGGCCGATTTCCTGTGAACGAATGGTGGCCAGCAAGCGGGTGAAGATCTGCGGAAGCGTTGACTTCATCGGGCACGACCGAGATGGCAAGTTGTTCCTCGCGGACTACAAGTGCCGTAGCAATACAAAAGGCAAGGCTAAGACTTATGCCAAGGATTGCGAGCAACTAGCTATTGAATCCTATATGCTTATGAAGGAGCATAAACTGGATTACCTGCCAGCCTGTCGGTCAGTTGTTATTGACTCCGAGACGAAGCAGCACATCCACCGGGAGTGGACTGGTGAGCAGTTACGCTGGGGCATAGATAACGCAAAGCTATGTGCCAAGATTTATTGGAACAAACGAATGAACCCAAAAGTTAAATGAGCGATTACCTAGAGCAATGCGACCCGGAGGCAATCCGGTTCGATGGACTAGATGATGCGGTCATTGGAACCGACCATCGAGGATACTTAGTCTATGACTACCTCAAGATGCTGAATATCTTCCTTCGAGAGATGGAGGAAGAGGAGGCCATCGAGTGGATAGATTATAACGTGATACCAACAATGGGCGGTGAAGGATTTACTGTCATATACCAATGAATCAGTACCGAATCAGATACGTCCGTAGGGATATGCCAGAAGGCTACGTCTCAAGCGTTGTCAAATACGCTAGGGATGAGAAGGAGGCTATCAAACACCTAGGTGGATCAAAGCCGGACAAGAAGGGCTACTTCCGTATGAAGCGGGGTGGCATAGCACAAATACAATCAATCAATACAGAGAAATAATATGAATACAGTAGAAACATACGCATCAGAGAATTACGAATCCAGAAGAGTGAGCAACTTCCTCGATTGGGCGCACCGAAGATTAACCCAAGAAATCCAAGAGATCGAAGAGATGGAGAAGGAGCACGGAAACGCTAACTGGAAGAAGGAAGAGAACCCGAATCTAGGTAGACCTGCCAGAACAATGGATCAGAAGGTAGAAGTCTTCAATGCAGTCAATGCCCTGCGAGAGAAGGGGCAATCAATCAGATCCTCCTGCAAGGAGATGGGCCTATCTCAAAATACTTACTACAATATATCCAAGGAGCTAAACCTTCCTGTATGGGAGCCAGCTTCATAATTCCTGGGCTGAACAAAGAAAAACGAACACAATAACATTATGAAACCAGAAATAGACCCTTATGATCTCGTTGATGAAATCCTAGACTTGATAGATGACAGACATCGGCTCGATTGGCTGATTGAATCAGCAAAGATTGACCTATGCGATGACGTTGGTCATTTTGTTATGACCTATACCCGTGAGCATATAGATCAAGCTATGGAAGAGGAGGATGATGAAACGAGCGAATACCTTATCAAGAACGGAATCCCTAGTAATGACATATCTACCACAGAATAAACTAGCTAAGTGGCGTGAAGCTAACAAGCCTAGTCGCTGCCCTATCCTGGGCGGCAGGACCAAGGATTGGGTAGTCGATCACGACCACAAGACCGGGATGGTACGAGGTGTCATCTCCCGTGTCGGGAACTCCTTGATCGGAAAGATCGAGAACTTCCTGACCTCTAGATGCAGGCAGAGGCCCGAAAATTTTCCAAAAATTCTTCGGAACATAGCTGATTATCTGGATCAAAAAAATACGGATATCCTTCACCCTGTGGGACTTACACAACTTACTAAGCGTTTCGCTAATTATTTGACATCACAGGAACAATATGATGTTCTTCGTGACCTAGGGGCTGATGAGGAAACCCTCGATGCCTGTACTAATTCAAAACACCGAGCCACTTTGTTTAGAACACTAACCAAAAATAAATATGAAAGTAATACCATCTCACTTAATCAGAACCAGAAGTCTACTCGAAGCCATTAAGGATATGCCACCAGATCAAGCGTTAAATTATTCCTTAAAATCATACGACAAAATGGAAAGGAGATTTATTAAATCCCAAAATAGATTACAAGCGTGTGAAAAGCATAGGGACGCTGCGTTGAGCGAAATCAATAGACTCAATTCCAGTAGCAAGTTCTTTTCATTTTTCTGTAAATAATAACCATCAAGCCATAATGAGTCATAATATACGACAAAAACTACAGGGCATTCAGTCATCCCTCAAAGCTCCGAAGGGGCAGACTAATAAATTCGGAGGGTACAAGTACCGCTCCTGTGAGGACATCCTTACTGCACTAAAACCTCTGCTCGACTACTGGGGTTGCTCTCTTGTAATCAATGACGACATTGTGGAGCTAGGTGTAGATAGTAGAGTCTACGTCAAGGCCGAGGCTATGTTGTATGACAACGATAGCGATGCCATTATCCACGCTAACGGTTTCGCTCGTGAAGCAGCATCCAAGAAGGGTATGGACGAGGCACAGATCACTGGCTCCGCTAGTTCTTACGCTCGCAAGTACGCATTAAATGGCCTCTTCGCTATCGACGATACGAAAGATCCCGATGCGACCAACGACCACGGCAAGAGTGTTAAGGCTACATCTAGCCAAGGATTCTAATTATGTTTGCTAAAAATAAAGATATACTCGCTATTCAAGATGCCATCGACGACCTAGAGTATGATGCGTCAGAGAATCACAACGAACTCGTCGAGACTTGTAACCATAATATGGATCAAATGAAGAAAGCATTTGTTAATAATTATGCGATCATCGAAGACCTTCGGGTTGACATCAACGAGATGCAAGAACAGTTTGATATTCTTTGCCAGCACTTAGGTGTCAGCATTGAGTACCAAGGTGAGCAACGTACATACGTTATCACTACAGCAGAAGAAGATTGCGTTGTTACTGCAACGGAAGAAAACAATAAGAACTAACCATAACTAACCATATAGATATTATGCCAGAATACGATAACACAAACAGCGGTACATTCTTCGTCAATGACCGTAAGGAAAAAGAAACGCACCCGGATTATAACGGGAAGATCAACGTTGAGGGTAAGGAATACTACCTCAAGGGTTGGAAGAAGACCGCCAAGAGTGGTGTTAACTTCCTGTCGCTGGCTTTGAATCCAGTCGATGGGGCCGGTGGTGGCTCCGCTCCCAAGCAGCCCTCCGCGCCTACCAATGACGAATCCCCATTCTGATGCCCCAATACGACAAGGAGTGGTGGGAAGATTTTAGGTTGCTGGAAGTAAAGCACATCCTAAAGTTAACCGCCAATAAGAATACGGACTATACTGGTGGCGAAGCCTGCGATAACCCCTTCGCTAACTTTGATGCCAGTACCTCATTCGGAGTTGATCCGTTCGTTGGAGTCTGTGTTCGGATGCAGGATAAATTCCAGAGAGCCAAGGCTTTTTGTGCTGACGGAAACCTGCGAGTTGACACAAAAGGAGATCAAGCTAAGGACATATTCCGTGACCTAATTGGTTACTCCTTGATAGCCATAGGGATGCTCGAACGTAGCGAGAACACCTAAGCTAAGATGGTATAATGCTTGGCTCCCTTGCAATCCGGCGGGGAGTCAAGTATTTTACTAATTATGCCAGATATTACTAATCACAAAATGAACAAAGCCATTAAAGAAGCAGTCGAAGTAAGTGTTAATCTCTACGAAAACGTGGATGCATATAAGCTCTCTTCGGGTGATAAGATCAAACACCTAGCCCTTGGTCAATGCCTTCGTTCGATGGTAGAATTACTTGAAAATGAACCCAGAAACAACCAAAGCCCCGCCACATAATGCAGAAGCTGAAGAAAAAGTTATCGCTTCCTGCCTGTATCCAGGTGATACATCTGTCTACGATTCAGTAGCAGCAGTCGTCCAGCAGGATGACTTTTATACCCTTCGAGGACGCATTCTATATAACGCCGTAGCCAAGTTAGCCTCCGAGGATAAGCCCTTGGATGAGATCAGTATACAAGAGGTTTTAAAGAGCACTGGAGGGCTCGATGAAGTCGGCGGGATAGCTGGGCTTATGTCCATTATGGATGCCGCCACAACGGAATCACAAGCTGTATTCTATGCTAAGCTGATATCCGAGAAGGCCAACCTCAGAAGACTGATCCGTGAATGCCGTATCGCTGTTGAGAAGGCAGAGAGTGAGTCACAGGAGTTCTCTGAGATTAGGTCAAATCTCGAAGGTCAGATACTGGATATTGATACCACCGTCGAGGTACAGGAAGACATCGGCTCAGCGGTCGATGAGATCCTTAGCGATATCGAGAAGATGAAGGCAGGTGAGTTCAATCCTGATGTAGTTAAGACGCATACGAATAGGCTGGATGGATACCTCGGTAGTGGTGGCATTGCTGCTGGTGAAATACTTACTCTAGCGGCTCCTACCTCCTGCGGGAAGTCAGCACTAGCTTTATATATTGCAGCGAAGGCAATGACTATTGATAATACGCCTACCGCTTACTTCTCCTTCGAGATGCCACGCAAGCAGTTAATGAAGCGTATGATCCAATCCGTATCAGGTGTAAATATTCGCAACATCCAAGAGGGTACAGCTACTAAGGCTAATACGAAATCATTTGAGGAAGCGTCAGCCAAGGTCAAGGACTTGCCCCTGATTACATCTCACAACGTTAGAAGCGCAGAGGATCTAGCTAGTCAATGCAGGTACTTCGTGCGCAAGAAGGGAGTCAAGCTAGTCGTCATTGATTACTTGCAGTTGATTCCATTCAGCGGGAAGATGAGTAAGGCCGAGGGTATCGCTGACATCTCTCACAAGGTAAAGCAGATGGCTATTGAGCTTAACGTATCAGTTATCCTATTGGCCCAGATAAATCGTGAAGGAGCCAAGCGTGAGGGTGGGTTAAGCCTGTATGACCTCAAGGACTCAGGTGACATCGAGAACGATGCTGATGCCGTACTACTGATGTGGCCCTGCAAGGGTGACGTTGAGTCCAGTAAGAACAGCGATTACAAAGGAGCTTACACGGAACTCTTTTACAAGATCGCCAAAAACCGAGAGGGTGAACGTGATATCGGCGCATCCTTTAAGTTCTATCATTGCACAGGGAGATTTGAATAGGGGGTGCAAGGGATTCGACCATCCCTCCGGGGGTGGCACGGCAGTTCGATTCTGCCCACCTCCACCA